CTATATAGCTGACGTTGTTTATAGTGTAGAAAATGACAAAGAAGCTGAGATTTTACTATTTCAGAGAAATGGCGTTTTAAATACTACTGCTCCATTTGACCCTATTAGATTAGTAACAGAAATAAGCTCAGCCAAAGGAGCATCAAATGTTCATTATCCTGCGCCGTTAGTATTTGATGAGGAGACTGATATTATATTTTTTGGTAAATTAAAGGCAGGCTCAGGGCCAGGAACAGTAGATTTCACCTTATACCTCGTACAAAATGGCTAAAGATTCAACTACTCAATTACAGACAGCGTATTATACGTTACTTAATAATAATGTAACCATATCTGGTAGCACTATACCAATATACGATGATGTACCCTCTAGTGCTACGTACCCATTGATACATTTTAATGATACAACATTAGTTGATAATTCTACTAAAAGCACGTTCATGGATGATGTGACATTTAGTTTGTCTATTGTAGATAGGTTTGGGTTAGATAATGGATCACGTGCTAAGATTAATAGCATAGTAGATCAGGTAAAGCAAATAATAAGAGCAAGGCCAGTTCCTTTTAGCTTAAACGATTTTAATGTAATTACCTCCGTGGTAGATAATGATGTCTCAAGAAAGCAACGTACAGATACTTATACGTATTTTATACGAGAGTTAAGATTTCGTCATATCATAGAGGAAAAATAAGGCTGTATTAAAAGTCCTTATATTTTTTTATATTTTACAAAGTTTAACTTACAAACAAAACTTAATATTATTATGGCCGCAATAAATGGAACTTTAATACTTTTCAACGTTGATGTCGATGGAGGCACCCCTGCGACACTTGGGGCAACTACTTCAGCAACTTTGAATATTGACATGGACTTACCTGATGCTTCATCAAAAGACTCAGCAGGATGGGCAGATCATATACAAGGGCAAAAATCTTGGTCTATTGACGTAGATGGAATTGCAAATTTTATATCCTCTACCGGAAATGTAGAAGAGCTAGGCAATTACATACTTAACAGAAATACTGTTGACGTTGAATTTGTACCAAATGATGCCGCAGGTGATTTGCCATCTGGTACTTATGTAAAATACACTGGCGAAGCTTCTTGTGCATCTGTAAGTTTTGTAGCAGGTAATGAAGATACCGCAACTCTTTCTGGATCTTTTACTGGAAAAGGCGCGTTAACTGCATCAACCGTTACTAAGGCTTAATGAAGGGAACTAAAAAAGTTACCATAGATGGCAAGGCTTACGCGTTTAAGTTTGACTTAAATGCTTTGGAGCGATTTACTGAAGAAGCAGGGGTAGGATTAAATGGCTTAGATGCAGCGCTTGATAAAGTTGTTAACATTAAGCTATTTATACAAGCCCTTTCAGCTTCAGGAGGTGATGAAATACCCAAAGAAGCTATCGGAACTATGGACTTTGCGCAATTATCCCAAGTGTTTGAACTAGTAAGAGAATCAGTGGGAAACCTGACGGGCCCAAAGTAAAGGGCCAACCGATTGAAAGTTTAGAGGAGCTGTACATACTAGGTTATCAAATGGGATTAAAGCCTAACGAGTTAAGGCATACAACAATGTATGATTTCAACTTAATGGCAAGAGCATTTACAGAAAATAGAAAGCATGACTACAATGTTATGCGGATAAACGCTTTTTTAATCTCTGCATATTCAGGGTTAGAAGGGAAAGCAAGGAAAAAATTAACACCAGAAAAAATGTTCCCCTTAAAATCAAATAGCGAAAAACCAGAAACAGACAAGAAAAAGCTTTTTGATTTAATAAAAATGGTGGAAAAAAGTAGGGGGATGGCATGATAGCTGCTTTAACCGCGAAGATAGGAGCGGATATAACCGGATTAACCAGTGGTCTTAAAAAAGCTGGTAAAGATCTTAATAAATTTGGCAGTGACGTGTCTAGATTTGGAGCGGCGATTTCTGTAGGTATTTCCGCCCCATTAACAGCGGCAGCTACGCAAAGCGTAAAAGCTTTTGATACTCAAATACAAGCAGAAAAAAGATTAGAAGCCGCCTTAAGAAGCGCGGGGGAATTTAGCCAAGCGGCTTTACAAGATTTTAAATCTTTTGCTAGTGGACTCCAGCAAGTAACAACTGTAGGTGATGAATCTACATTAAAGATGTTACAACTTGCTAAGTCTATGGGGCTGTCTAATGAGCAAGCTAAAAGCGCGTCTAAAAATGCTATTTCCTTAGCTAAGGCAATGGGTATAAACGAGCAGTCTGCTATACGATATACCGCCGCTTTAGAACAAGGCGATGCTACAATGTTGAATAGGTATCTACCTACTCTTAGACAAATAGATGACGAGACTGAGCGAGCCGCTAAAGCTCAGGAATTACTAGGTCAAATGTTTAGCGCGGCCACATCTGAGGCTCAAAATGGTTTAGGGCCGTTAATACAATTGCAGAATACCCTTGGTGACTTTCAAGAAGATATAGGTGCGATAGTACTAGAGTACATGCAGCCTTTTATAAATGGCTTAAAGGATTTTGTAACAGCGTTTAAAAATAGTTCTGACGAGACTAAAAGATTTATAACACAAGTTGTGTTGATAGGATCAGTAGCAGGGCCGGCAATTGTTAGCCTTGGGCTAGCGATAAAGGGTTTAGCTTTAGGATTTGCAACTTTGCTTAGCCCTGTCGCTTTAACTGTAGCTGCTATTGCTACTTTAGCGGCAGGCTTTATATATGCAGGGTATAATTTTGATGCAATAGTTGAAAGATTTAAAGATATTTCATGGTGGAAAAATAGCATTTTAGATATGGCTGCATTTTTTGCAGCTAATATGCCATTACTTGGCGGTGGCGTGGATGTAGCGGCTAAGTTTTTAGCATTAAAAACACCCATCGATAACACTAAAACAGAATTTAAAAGCTTAAGTGAAGTAGCAAAACAGGTTTTTGCAGACATTACTGGGCTAAACTTTGATAAAGTATTTACTTTAGAAGAGCCAGAAGGGACTAAAGAAACTGGTGATTCTATTAAAAAATCATTCGAAGGCGGTGTAGAATCTGTTAGCACGATGAGTGGCTTAATAAATAATACGCTTGTACCATCTGCTAACATGGCAAAGGTAGCCCTCACCGATTTGCCTGGTTTAATAACTACCCCGTTAATCAGCGCGGCTCAGGCCGCTACGTTACTTACAGATATAACTAATACCTTTACTAGTTCTTTCGGTCAGGGTATGGCTAACGTCGTTGTCCAGGGTGAAAAACTTGTAGATACACTAAAGAATATCGGGAAACTATTAGCAAGCGCTGTAATACAAAAAGGAATAAGCATACTTTTAACTGGCGGCTTAGGTGGCGCTGGATTCTTTGGAGATAGTGGTGGTATATTTGGATCCTTACTAGGCAAATTAACTGGTACAAAAGTAAACGACGCTCTTATAACTAGCGCTGGTAAAATCGTAGAATTTCACCCTAATGATAATATACTCGCGATGAAAGATCTCGGTGGGTTACAAACCCAGGGTGCGATTCAGAAAGTACAAATAGGTGGAGAGTTCAGAGTCAAAGGCACTGACTTAGTGCTAGCACTAGATGAGGCTAACTATTCATTAGGTAGGTAATGGCATACGGACTTAAATACTATTTTGTAGATAAGAAAATAGTAGGCTCAACTACTACCACGTATAAATTTGAAATCCTTGAGGATGGGCATACTGGTGGGTCAACAGAGTGGATAGGTGTAGACATAAGCAGGCAATATGAAGAGTTATCCTTTCGTAAATTAAATTATCTTCAAAAATCAACCTGTAGTGGCACAATAAGGGTTGAGGATGCCACACAAAGAGGGGTTATAGAGGCAATAGCTGGCTCTGAAATAGGCGACTACAAGATTCAACTAAAAAAGAACGGCACTATAGTTTGGACTGGTCTAGTTGTCCCTGATCTTACAGTTATTGGTGAGGAAAATTACGGCAATCAATCGGCTACCATACAGGCCAAGGATATTTTTATAAAAGGAGACTATCCTTTAACGACATTAGTACCAGATACAAGGGGCATTGAAAAAGCTATTGTTTTAATAGCAGAAATCTTAGATACACTAGGGTATCAGCTTGATATAGTTTCGTATACATCGTGGATAGAAAATGGGTTAACACAGACTGATGATATACTTAACCAGTCATACCATGAAAAAGAGCGCTTTAGAATATATGGGAAAACAGAGGATGAAGCAGACAAAGCTTTAACTAATCAAAAAGCTTTAGAGTATATACTAAAATCGTATGGCCTTATCTTGCGCCAGGTTAATGGAAATTGGAATTTAATACAAGTAACAGCTTTTAATAATATCTCGTCGGTAAGGAAATATGTATACGATTACCAAGGAATACAAACATCCAGTACCGTTACTCATTCAATGGGTACTTCTGCAGGTAGCGATAGTCTATATGTGCAAGGTAGCTCAAGTAATAACTATTTTGCGGGCGTAAAAAAAGTTGCTAGTAATTTTAAACATGATTCAACTATCCAAGGTATTAAGTTTAATCGTGAATACTGGATAGACGATGCTAGTGAATTAGCTAAAAGTCAATACTGGCAGGCTGATGGTACTGGAAATTTAGAATTGTCATTTATTACTTGGTATGCCAAAACAACATCCTCAGATTTAGGTAACCCAGTTATTGCTTCTGTTTCTGTTTACATTGATACTGGTGGTACAGATTATTACTGGGATGGCACATCGTGGGTAACTTCACCCGCGACAATAGAGGTAGAGGTACAAGAGACATACTCAGCTAGAGATTCAGATGATAATTATGTTCATAAAAATGCAGGTATAGCTATTGTTACAGATCCTATACCTGATGCTGCTGATGGGACATTAAATGTGAAAATTACACCAGATCCATTAGCACCAGATTATGCTTATTGGTACTTAAGAGACGTGCAGTTTAATTTAACATATTCTGACACGGTAGATGGCATAAGCTCGGCTATAAATTATGAGCTAGAGCAAACCGGTAGTTATTCGGATGAATACGACTACCAAACTTACTATTTTGGAGATGGACCAACATCAGCTTCATTATCAGCTTTAAAAAATTCATCTAGAGCTTTATTAAGTCAATGGAAAAGATACGGAGATGCTTCTACAACTAATCATCAAAATCTTATTTTAAATGAGATTTTAAATGTTAGGAGAAATCAAAGAAGAAATATTCGAGCTAGTTTATACGGGGAGTATGAGCCTGATAATATTTTAGTATATGATAGCAGTAATTTCTTTTTCCTTGGTGGCTCATGGAGTTCGAAGTCATATCAATGGTCAAGTAATTTTATTGAGTTAAATATACAAGAAGGCAGTGATACGCTTACTACTTTTTATATTACTGATGGTCAAGGCACATCTAGTGGCGCTGTTGGTTCTACCGGTAGTAGTACCGGAGTATCAAGTTTATATTTAGAAAAAGGAAAAAACCTTAGTGATATACCTAGCGTTTCAACAGCTCGAACTAATCTAGGGTTAGGAGAAACAGATGCGCCTACATTTAATGGCCTTACAAGTACCGGCGTAATTATTACCGATGAGATTGACACTACTAGTATAACCTGGAATATATCAACTCAAGTATGGGATGCTGACCCTAGTGAGAAGTTCAACAATCCAGTTTATATAAGCACGAGTTTAGACGTTGATAACGGTATCAATGCAGACCAACATATTCACGCAGGAAGCTATCTTAAAGCAGACACCTATTTAGAAGTAGGAACAAGTGCAACAATAGGCACTACGCTAGATGTAGGAACTAACACAACGGTAGGCGGTACGCTAGATGTAACTGGAGCAACTACACTAAGCACACTAGATGTAAGTGGAAGCACGACAGTAGGTGGCACGTTAAGCGTAACTGGTAATACTACAATATCGGGAACACTAGACGCTCCTACATTGAATACTGGTCAAGGTGATAATGAGTTATACGCTATGAACCAAGATGTTCAAACTACGGATGGTGTAATCTTTGATACACTATCTGTTACGAATAACGCTTCGGTAAGTGGCTCTCTAACCTTGACTGGTGAGGCTGACTTTAATAGTACGATGAACCTACAAGGAAATCTTACTACTCAAGCAAATTTAGCAGACGATGGATTTGTTGAAGGGTGGGCCGGTACTAACTGGAAAATAAACGCAGATGGTTCAGCAGAGTTTGAAGAAATGCGGATTCGTGGAGCGCTTAGGGTTTATGAGTTTATAGCGAAGCAAATTAGCACGATAGGCGGTTCGGAGATATTAAGCATAGCGCAGGGCCGAGTAGTAAGCGCAGGAAGCGGAGAGATTGAAATTGAGAACGTTACCGGCACTCCTGGAAATTCCTTCAAGGCAGGGGATTTATGGATTTGTCAAGTGGTGGATATTAACAATGATTTAGAAAGCGGTGGAACTGGCTCTATTGTAAAGTCGGTTCGTGGGCTAGTGGACTCGGTTTCAGGTAATGATCTAACCGTTACTGTAGAATCTGGTTCTTTGAATGACTTAGAGCAAGGCGATTTAATAGTAGGCTATGGTAGTACTTCGGATGCTGATAGGCAGGCCATAATGTACCGCAACGTGGATAGGTCGGAGGATAATCTTATAATGAGATTACAAACTGGCGTAAATGATTTTTCGAAGCTACAAGCGGAAGCAAATACAAGGGTGGCCTTTGGAGATTTAAACGGCTATTCGGGATTAAGTTCGGAAACCTTTGGTTTCTTTGCAGGGGATAATTCAAACGAGCATATTTTAGTTACTGATGGTGGTTTGTTCCTAAAGGATGGAGCTAGTACACTTGCACAATTAACAAGCAATACCTTCAAAGTAGGTGATGGCACTAATTTCCTATCTTTTAATGGTTCTTCATTTGATATACAAACCGATACATTTGATTTAAACACTACAAACCTAGATATAAGTAGTGCGAATGAAAATATAGTAATAGGCACTAGCAGTTATTTGGTTACGCTTGGTAAATTAAATACCAACGAGCAAGGTTTAACGATAAGTACACCTACGGTTACAAATCAAAATTTTTGGAAACTATCAACTGGCGATATACGCTTCAAAGTAGGCGATGGAACGAATTATTTAGAATACAATGAAACGGCAGGTTCTTTTGAAATAAAAGTGCCAACTTTTACCCTAGACGCAACCGATGCAAGTGGTGGCATTAAAGTAGAATCGGCTAATCAACGCATTCAATTAGAAGATGCTGATAGAGTAAGAACGCAAGTAGATATTAATGATGGTACTTTTTCGCTGACTGAAACAAGCGAATACAATGCAGGAGATGCGACTGTTATAAATCAAGGAACGGCTTATATATCAAGTGCATTTCAGACTACAAAAGGCGATTCACTATATATTGATATAAGCGCAGAACTAACTTCTTTAGGTGCGGATGGCTCAGAAGCCTATATTCAAGTAGAAGCATTAGGCTCTACAAGTTCGGGCGGTAGTTATACAAGTTTCGGTTCTTTTCTTAGTTCAGTAGCCACTAGCGTGGGCAATATAGTATCTGTAAAATTTAGCGCACACTCTTATTCTTATGATTGGGTAAAAATACGCATTACTGTTTTTTCAGATGATACTGGGTTTGCTTCGCAATTTGAATTGAATCAAAACATTATAGTAAAAAGCTATGACAGTCAAACAAGGCTTTCTCTTGATGGTTTGTTTGTAAATTCTTCAAATACGCAATATGCTAGACTAACAAGAAGTCAAAACGAATTGTCGGGTATTATTAAAATGAAAAATCTACCAACTTCTGACCCACAAGTAGAAGGAGTTATTTATAACGATGGTGGAACATTAAAGATTTCGGCAGGGTAATTTCAAAAGACACAGAAAATTCGTAATTTGTAAACAAATGTAAAACTATGGCTCAAATCAGAACAACGACAATCACAA